CAGCTACCTATAACTACCCAAAAAGACAGATTGCACAAAATTTTTATCGGTTTTCACTACTTCGTTGTGCAATTTGCACAAAAATACAACAAATATTCTTGTCAATATGTAATATTGCACAATGTTTCACGTGAAACATATTGCACTTACTACAATTTACATATATAATGCAAGTTAGAAAGGAGGTGATCTTATGGGTTGGAATATTCCAAACATACTGGTAAATGAAGCGATAGCCAACAAGAAAGCTGGTGGTTCAGATCCGGAACTGGCCGGAAGAGTGACGGCGTTGGAATCTGACGTTGCGGATCTGAAAGCGGCTGGCTATGTAGTGACGGATATAGAATCTAAAACTTTATCCACTACAAATTATGAAGACATGACGACATTCAAACTTCCGGCCGGATTATACCAGCTTATCGTTGGCGTGTATTCCGAGGAATCCAACAAGAGCGTAACCGGAATAAAGGTTATGACAACTGGCAACATGGAGTTAAATAAGACGGAAAACCAGCGACCGTGCACGATCGGTGCATTTTTTCAGACAGAAGAAACAACTTACAAAATTCAGGTTAAAGGAACCGGCACGCCGACGGTTAAAGGCTTTTATATGATCAAAAAGCTTGCCGATTATGTAGCGCCGGAACAGAACACAAGAAAAGGAGGTAAGAAATAATGCCCGAGATTTTAAGATCTGTAGACAACAATGCAGCTTACGCTATTGTAAATGCTGCATACAAACAGGCTGTAGGATCCAGCGCGGTGGATACTCTCACGCTGGACGATTTCGCTGATGGTGGCGTTGCGTTCGAATCTCTCACGTTGGGCCGTGATAAGTTCATGAAGGCTTTGATCGATCAGGTGGTGAATTTCTACGCGGATACGTCTTATAAGAACGAATATGACGATCCGTATTATGTGGAAAGTCGTCGTTTTGCAAATGTGGTACAGATGATCAGCGCGTCGGTTCCTGAAGCACAGGAAAGTCACGCATGGAAGAACCTGGCGCCGGTTACGTCGGAGGGCGTAACTACAAAGGTGTCTATCGGTACTTATGAAGTGAATCCGCCTATTCTCGATACGTCTTACTTCACAAAGTCCGTGTCTTGGGAGCTTCCTATTGCGATCACTACGGAACAGCTGACGGACGCTTTCAAGTCGGCGGAAGAACTTCGTGGTTTTGTAGATTTCATTTTCGTAATGGTGGACAACGCACTGACTCAGCACAGGGAAGACATGAACGGCGCTAACCGTAACGCTTTCATGGCTGACAAGATCCTTTATAGCAAGTCTTTAGGCGCAAAGGGAATTCATGTCGTAAACCTTCTGACGGAATATAACGCACAGCGTGGCGGCCAGATCTCTACCGTTTCCGGCTTTCTTTCGGATCCTGCAGCGTGCAGGTTCGCGTCCGCTCAGCTGCAGCTGTATGAAAAGTATCTTCGGAAACAGTCCACACTATTTAACACGAAGGGCCTTGTTAAGTTTGTACCGCGTGACCGTCTGGTGATCGAAGTGAACAGCGCTTTTGAAAACGCTTTGAATGAATGCGCATTTTCTACCACTTTCCATGATGAACTGGTGGCGCTGCCTAATTACAGATCTGTTCCCACGTGGCAGGGCTTTGGCGTTAATGACGCGTTGGTTGGAACTTCTGCAGCGGCGTTTGATCAGGTAACGAAGATTGATGTATCTGTACAGGCTGGAGAAGTGGAACAGTCCGGTATCGTTGCTCTTATGGCTGATAAGTACGCGATAATGCACACTATTCGTCAGGAGCGTGTAGCGGCACAGTATTTCGAGATGGAAGACGTAACGCTTTACGCTTACCAGAACCGCGATCAGTACATGGAAAACCTGGCACAGAACGCCGTTGTCTTCACGCTGGAAGCGCCTACTCAGGGTGGCGGTGATTGATCCTTTCCGTTGTCGGTTTGCGGTTTCTCTCCGGGAAGGGGCCGGGCCTTAAACGGTCCGGTCCTTTTCCTTATATAAAAGGAAGGTGATAAAATGGGAAAAGATAAACGAACAAATAAAGACAGATATTTTAAAAATAATCTGCAGCTTTTAAATGAATTTCATCTTGGTATGTTTGAGTATTCCGGTCTTCCGGAAACTTTAAGAACGAATTATCTCGAATACTGGCTGCAGAAATACGGCAAGGTGGCAATATTTAAGGTTCCTGCCGGTCGTGGTTCTGCAGGTTTCCAGGATGGATCTTTAATTTGTGCAACATGCACACAGGGGACAGAACTGGATCCTTACGGCGAAGGATCCGAAATAATCGCCGTGTCGCGTAACGGCTTTTCTGTAACTCTGGATCGCTATTCTGATGACGTGGTTCTTGCCTTTAATAATCTTTCAGAACTTGGCAATCCTGACACGTATACGGACGCTTTGCGACTTGCTGAAATAGATATCAGCATAGACCACTTGATCTTCTGGACGCGCCTTTTCAATATATTCACGGTGGCAGATGAAAACACAAAGCGCATGATTCAGGAAGCTTTCCAGAATATCGAAGCCGGTAAGCCTATAACGGTAGTATCTAAGAAGATCTTTGAAGATCTGGGTATCGGTACGGAAGACGTTACGTCTGAAATGCTGACGGCTCCTGAATTTGCCGAAAAGATCCAGTATACGGCGCGCTTGCGTGAAGACGTTTTGCGTTGGCACTATACAAGATACGGCCAGGTGGTCCAGGGTGATACTAAAATGGCTCAGCAGTCCGTGGACGAAGTAAACGGAACGGTTTCCAGCAGCTTGATTATACCTTTGAACATGCTGAAGTGCAGAAAGGAAATGATCGACGAAATAAACAAGAAGTTCGGCCTGTCCGCTTCCGTGAAACTTTCAGGGGCATGGCGTGCGGAAGTAACTAAGTATGAAAACGAATCCGGCGAAGCTGAAATTGATGATACGGAAACTGATCCTGAAGAACCTGCAGCGGATCCGGAAGAACCGGAACAGGAAGAAAGAAAGGAAGGTGAAGACGATGACAACAACGATGCATGATTATTCAATATTGAATGTTCTGGAAGCGCTGGCGGAATCATCTATTCAGATAAAGGCCGACGGCGTTTATACTGATCAGGACGGTAATAGTCATAATCTGACAGTTTTCAGTAATGACTACTTTCGGCATAATTGTCTTGTTTCCTTCCGGTCATGGAAGTGTACCTTGTGGGATGATCCGGAAGTTGCTTTTCCGGCGCTTTTCAATTCGTGGTGGGCGTCTCGGAAGGATCTTTACCTTAAACAGGCGTACGCCTATATGCTGAAGTATAATCCGATTGAAAACTATTCATCTCGTGAAGTAATGACGAATGATACCACTGAAACAGAACACGGTCTACAGATTGAACACGAACACGGTCTGCAGATCGAAACAACGCCGGCTGATTATAAGGATGAAACGACGTTTCCGACGGAACGCAAAACGGAAACAACGCCTTATGATACCACCGAAACAACAACGCCGAACGACGATACCACAACGCATTCCACAAAAGGCTTCAATTCTACTAACTTTGTCGAAACGGAAAAAGATGTCCGGTCCGGATCTGTAACAAAGGCCACAACGCATACCGGAGTAACAAAGGAAACAGTTTCCGAAACGGTAAATGGAAAGGAAACTGTAGAACACACTTCCCAGTCTCACGAAGTAGTAGAAAATTCCGGAACAGACACGGACACGCATAGCGGAACCGATACCGTCACGCGTAACTACACACTTACAAAGAGTGGTAATATCGGCGTCCAGACTGCAGCGGAAATGCTGCAGCGTGAATACGACGGTCTGAAACAGGATCTTGCAAAGCGTGCATTGTATGAATTCATAACGCGTTATTGCTACCAGGCGGAAGCGCTGGACGTGTAAGAAAGGTGGTGATTATATGGCAACATTTCAAGAAGTGAAAATGGTGCTTGCTGATAAGGGCGAATTATCAAAAACAGGCGTAATCTATAACACAAACTGTCCGGTAAACAGTTATACTGATATATCAAATCCGGATCCGCTTGTGCCTGGTGGTCTGTTTAGGTATTCGATCAAAGCGCCGGAAACATTTAACTACAATATACCGGATGGCTGGGTGATCTGTAAAAAATTTCCGGAAAAACCTACTATCGCATTTCAGACGTTGGCAGCTTTCCAGCTTTATGATCGTGCAACGGAAGAAATTTTGCCAAAGTGGGTAGCTTGGGAATATAAAGTTAATCACTGGTATGAGGAAACTGCCGGATCTGGACAGAATGAGCATAAAGTAATTCATTACGACATTGATATGCGGGTCAGATTATGGGAAGAAAAAGAAGGGGATTCGCTGGCGCCGTATACTTACACGCCGTTATCTGCTAATAGTAATGTCACTGGCAATTATACGATACAGGCTTATGGGAATATAATCGGATTCGATACGCGTTATATCGGTTTTGTTTGTCACCGTGGAACGTTTCGGAATCAAAATATTTTTGGTTTTTGCATGGATATGCGAAACTATTTATATTTGTCCGACAATCGGTGGGTGATTGATTCAAGTTCGTCAGCAACAAACGGCATATTTATTACGGATGCATCGCTGTACCCTTATAAACTCGACCCGAAGGAAAAAACAGATCCTAATGAAGAGCCGCCCGGACCGGGAAGACAGCATGAAGGCGGTGGAATGGGTGACAGAGATGATCATATAGATCCTGTACCGATTCCGCCGGATCCTACGATCAGCGCAACAGACGCCGGTTTTGTAACTTTATACAATCCAACACTTGCACAGCTGCAGGCAATAGGTGATGAATTATATACAGATACGGTATGGGAAGTTGTGAAGAACTTTTTCAAGTCGCCAGACGAATATATCGTTGGCCTTGGAATAATTCCAGTTCAGCCTATGGTGGGTGTAGTAAAGCATCCGAAATGCGGAATATTTACTTTTGAAACGGCCTTACCTGTGGTTATACATGAATATGTCACCGTCGATTGTGGGACCATTCCGATCACTGAATTTTACGGAAGTGCCTTCGATTATGCCGGAATGACGTCAATTCAACTTTATCTTCCATATATAGGCTTCCGCGATATTGACGTGGATGGTGTGATGGACCACACGTTAGGCGTTACCTACAAAGTTGACGTTTATAATGGTAACTGTGTGGCTTTTGTAACTGTTGACGGCAATGTTCATTATACTTTTTCCGGTAACTGTATGCAGCAGGTTCCTACAGCATCACAGTCCTTTGACAACGCTATTTCAAACGGCGTGGCATTAGCAGCTGCCGTTGTCGGTGCGGTAGCTACCAGCGGCGCATCAGCTGCCGAAGAAGCCGCAACAGGCGGCGCGGAAATGCTGGCGGCCGGTGGCGAAGCTGCAGCGACAGAAGGCGCAATTTCGACAGCATCGTCTAATGCTGTAATCGGATCCAGTATGGTGAACGTGATGAACAGCAAACCGAACGTCAGTAGATCCGGCGCGCTGGGTTCTTCTTCTGGTCTTATGGGTGTTCAGTATCCTTATATTGTCCGTAAGATACCGCGTCAGTCCTGGCCTGATAACTATAACGAATATGCCGGCTATCCTTGCAACATGACGTTAAATCTGGGATCCTTAACCGGCTTTTTCGTGGTGGATTCTATCAACCTGTCGAACGTTCCGGCAACCGAAGCTGAAATTGCAGAAATTTTAGCATTTTTGAAAGGAGGTGTTATAAAGTGACGATTGATCTTATGACAAACACGGAACCGATCAATAAAATAACAAAAGTACCAACTACAGAAATAACGTTAGAAGGTGCGCTTGTTGACGGTACAAGCATTATTGATCCGGATATTCTGATCGAATCAGCAGCGGTTCCGCCCGGAAACTATGCATATATACACGAATTCAATCGTTATTATTTTATAACGAATATTGAATCTGAGCATACAGGCTTGTGGCGCTTGCATATGCACGTTGATCCTCTGAAAAGTTTCGAAGCTTTTATCTTGGCAAATGATGCAGTAATTGCACGCGCCGCGAACACTTGGAACTTATACCTTGAGGATAGCCGGTATAAGGCATATGCGGATCCTATCGTTGTGACAAGGGTGTTTCCGTCCGGTTTTAACACGTTTCAATATGTTCTTGCCATGTTAGGCGGTCACGATTAAAGGAGGGAATTGTATGGAAAACATAATTGACTTAATCGTTTCTAATGGTATCGGCGTTGCGTGCATTGTATACTTTATGTTCCGTGACTATAAATTCATGGGAACGCTGCAACAGACTTTGACAACGCTGGAAGATACCACCAACCTGATCAAAGATTATTTCATAAAAATTCATAAGGGGGAACTGGACGATGATAACAAGTGAGAACGGCCGGAAAAAGATCGAAGCCTTCGAAGGTTGCGTCTTACATGCGTACAAGGCCCGGCCATCAGAACGCTATTATACTATCGGTTATGGTCACTACGGCGCCGACGTGGACGCAAATATGCATATCACACAGGCCGAAGCGGACAGGCTATTTCGGGAAGATCTGAAGCGTTTCGAAGCTGCAGTCAACGATCTAGGAATGCTTCTGAACCAGCAGCAGTTCGACGCGCTGGTGGATTTCGCGTATAATTGTGGTACCGGGGCGCTGCAGAACGCTTGCCGGGTGAAGGACATCGAACAGATAGCAAAGCGCCTTCCGGAATGGTGCAAGGATGCTGGTGGCCATGTTTTGCCCGACCTTCAGAAGCGCCGCGCATGGGAAGTTGATCAGCTTCTTTCTCCGGTGATCTATGGTATCATAAAAGCGGACGTTCTGAACATAAGGGAAGGCGCCGGAATTGATAACATTATCATAGGTTCTTATAAGGAAGGAACGCGCGTCCCCGTTTATGAAGCATGGTACCGGACAGACCGCGGCTGGATCTCTGCAAAGTATGTTGACGTGGAATAGTTTCTTCCTTATAATAAGACTGTACCGATAATATAACACTTTCCTCAACTCCAACAAGAAAAGGATCTTCCAGCAGGAAGGTCCTTTTCTTTTTCTACGTGCATCAGTCCATCCACACATCCGCTTCCGCCGGCCGGCGCATGAGGGGCGCATGTGGGGCGCATGAGGGGCGCATGTGGGGCGCATGTGGGGAGCATGAGTAGGATAAATTAGTTCACAGTGCGCTGCATGATCTGAGTTTCGCCCCAGTAAATCTGATACCATTTAATATTTGTTAAAAAAAGTCGGTCCTGCAGATATTGCCATAAAGCGCTATACTGATCGAAGGTGTATAGCTGCAGCTCCGGCGCTTCAAAATGTTCGTTGGTGCAGATTAAAAGGTAATATTTAGCGTCCATTGTTAAATCCCTCCATCGTTTCCAGCTGCCACCGTTCCGGAATTTCTTTTAAAACACAGGCATAATGTATGTTTCGTTTCCCATCATGATCAACATAATATTTACAGGAATATGAGCATCCTTCGCAATGTTTTCTTTCATTGCATTCATTCTGAATGTGTTCTAAAGATATCATTATAGAAGTATCTATTTTATCCATATTATTCACCTTCCTTCTTAATATAGTTGTTTCCGCGTCTTAACTTCGCTGCAGTATTTGTCAATCAGGACGCCGACAGAATTATTTTGATAATAAAATTTCTTCCGTTCGTACAGTGTCCAGATAAGCCGGTCCAGCTTGTCATAACCCCAGCGGTAGCGGTAACGCTTATCGTCCATCATATCCAGCGTATAGATCCGGCTGTCAGAGTATGGATGATTAGCAAAATGCGCAATAACATGTGTCTGATATTTATCGGAATAACACACTTCAAGCTGCAGCGTCTGGCCTTCATACAGCACGTAAAGTGCTTTGTATATGACTATGCGCGTGTCGTCCTTGTCGTCAATATGCTGCATAGGCACGATAACCCAGTCTTCACCGGTGATAGATCCCAACTTTTTATTTTTGAAACCAAAGAAAAGCTTGTTCAGGGTGATCTTTTCCTTCGTCTTTTCTCTGGTAACAAATTCTACATATATCGGCGTCCCTTTTTGCGTGACTACTTCCGTATGTTCACCCAACGGCATGGAAGTTGTGACGCCTAAAAGTTCCATTTCGGCGAAAAACTGATTGTAACGGTCCAATGTGTTTCCCAGCATAAAGATTATAGGCGTCTGACGTTCGCGGACAATGGTCTTTACAATGTCACAAAACAGGACGAAGGAATCAGGCGGATAGTACCGGCTTACAAATTCGTCAAAAATTACGACGTCCCCGGTTGGCGCGTTGTAGGAAGACTTGTAATATTCGTTTTTATCCAGTCCAAGACATACCATAAAAGGCTTCTGGTCCTGTTCAGCGACTTTTCCGTTATCGTCATAATTACAGTAATACCATCCTGCAGACCAGTACCGGACATTGTGCCAGCGACCGTCTGTGATCTTAGATATGTAATCAAAAGCTAAGATTGTATCAAATAGCTGCCGGGACAGCTTCGGCGTTACCATATCGGAATGCATCCGGATATATTGTATCTGAACATTATCTATTTTATGCGCCAGCATTCCGAAAAGCAAAATGTTTGTGGTCTTTCCAACGGATCTTTCCGAACATAACACAAAATACTTGTCACGTTTCAGCGGAAGCTTGCAAGGGTTGAAGACTTCCGGCGGACAGTTTAGCTTCTTATATTCTTTGATGATCTTATCAATATGCATTTTCTATTTTCATCCTTTCTTCATCTATTACGGCCCTGTATTCATCCGTGATTGTAAGTGTAAATGGTATGTCAAACAGTGCAACGCTACTTTCTTCGTGCATGTAATCACGTTCACGTGCGTTTCTTCCGATCGAAGCGTCGTGCGGTTCATCGCGGTAGTGTGTTGTAATCTTTCCGGATATTTCCGGTTTTAACTGATAACCGTAGTAATTAAAAGCGCGGAATATTTCGTCAGGCGTAGATCCTAAACTTTTAATAGCTAGTTTTGGCATTCCTGCAACGGTAGCTTTAACTTTCTCTTTTATAGGATCGTAATAGATATAGCGTTTTGCGCCTAACGTCTTAAAGCGGACCGGCAGCGGCTTTTTTGTTTCCGGATCCTTCATTTCAATATCAAACATTCCCAGATCGTGGAAGTTTTTGTTCCTGAGCCGGCGATTGTGAAGCCGGCGCCGGATCTGATTATTATAATGCTTGAATATCTGTTCGGCCTTGTGTGAAGGGATATATTTCATGCTGTCAGTGTCCATATAGACCACCACAACACCGGCCATTGTCAGCTTGTAGAGCATGGACAATAATTCGAAACGCGCTGCAGCAGTCACCCAGATCCCCCATTGTGGAAGCAAAACTTGTTTTGCTATTTCTTCCTGATAAGGCCGGACATCTTCCGACAGTTCCCAGTCTTCCGTATATAACCATTGTTGGCGCTTCAGGCGCTTAACCGTTGCTCCGTAGTTTGTATTGACTTCCGACTTCTTAATGGAATACTGCTGGCTATCCTGAAGGCCGGCACTCTTTAATTCGTTCTTTTCCTTATATGCATTGTTGAGCACGTCCAGAAGATAAGGCGGATATTTTCCCCGATCCGCTATCCAGCATTCCGTAATCGTCGGCGGAACGTCAAAAGTGTAGAACATTTCATAAATTTTATAGTCCAGTTCGGTTAAATATACTTCCAGATAATCGGCCCTAATCAGTCGGCCGTTATCCCATTTTGCGCCGATCTCTGCAACCACTTTATTTTTACTTTCGATACTGTGCGACGTTTTCGCCCTGATCTGATCAAACCGGACGTGCAAAATGCAGCATTTATTCTGCAGATATTCCTTTTTGAAGGGTACCTTCTTAAAAGGCGTTACAGGACAATAACCGAGATCCATCCTGCCTGGGTAATGGCTTGTTATGTCGCGCATATTGCATAATACTTCAACGTCAGCAAAAGCCGCGTTAGCATGGACGTAACCACCACGAAAAAGCCACTTAAACCAAAGGTCATACGTCTTTTCGTCCGGGAAACAGCGCAACAAGTAATCTTTGTATTCTGAAATGCTGGTAAGCGGCGACAAGTGGTTCTTTTCGTCCCGGATCTTGCACATATTCCTAAGGTTCCGTTTATACTGGTCTATGATCATGCTGGTCTTCGTCAGGGGAACCTTCCTATACTTACGTATATAATGCGTGAACATATATTCACTGAATTCTGCCAGAATAACAACGTCATTTTCGCAATATGCTTTTTCTTTGTCGGTCAGGATCGTTTTACTATTACGTTCGATCCTGTAGTCTAAGTCGCCCACAAGCTTCTGTGTTTTGCAATAGGTTTTTGCTAAGAATTCCAAAGATCCGCCGGAAATACTCAAAGCTTCCCTGAATTCAATGCCGTGATAAGTGGCTTTTAATGGCTGACGTTCTTCTTTTGCAAAAAAGTCGAATTCGCCCTGATCCCAGTCGAACCGGCGCCTCATAAACTGGAACTCAAAACTCATGTTTGCTATCCAGCATACCATGTGTCTATCAGATCCCAAGCCGTAGTATTCGACGATCAGGTCGAAAAAGCGCGTTACCTGATCCCACTTCCGGAAGAAATAGACGTATGTATCTTTACCGTTGGCAAGACTAAGCTGTGCGTGATACATGTAGGCCGCCCATCCATCTATCTGGTAAATGTTTGTTGTTTCAATGTCGAAGCCGGCATATATTTCGATAGTTTCATATTTATGTTCACCCCGGCCCATTTTGACAACGCGCTTTACTTCCGGAAGGCGAAAATAAGATTCTTCATTTTTAATTGTGAATACTTGTTTACTCATGTAAAAAACGCTTTCTCTGCATCAAAAGGCGGTATTTCTTCACCTGCAGCAAGTTTTCCTTCATATAGATCTATAGCGTCCTGTAACTCACGATATGTTTTCACGCCCTTAGTACCACGGAATATAGCAAAGGCCCCCGTATGCGTTGCTTTATCATAAGCGCGTTCCGGGTGTTCTTCAATATAACTGTTAACGGAATCCACCAAATCGTTATATGCTTTGATTTCTTCTTTTGTTACATTTTTTACAGATTTATCATATTCTTCCGCAATCTGTTCTTTTATTTCCTTCTTCAACTGTCCAGCTGTTTCACGCTGCAGTAAGGCGTCCAAAGCTTCTTTACTGATCGCGGCCTGTGCAGCTTTACCGTGAGCAATATTTCCAGATTTATTGATAAAATCACCTGCAGCTGCACGCATGGCATTTTCATACCGACGTAAGGCGTCGTTTGGAAGCGTTCCTTCTTTTACTTCTCTAGCAATCTGGGCGCGGCGCTCATTTATTTTCTTAATCTGTTTTTCGACGGCCGAAGACAGGCGGCCAGATCTGGTGCTGTATCGACTAGCCATTATCCCATATCCCCCTTGTATTTAATGAAAAGATCCCACTTGTTATTACCAACGGAATATATCCGGCAATTAGATAATATGTCCTTTATTACGCGCTTCAGATCAGGATCCTTTACCAGAACGCCAGCTTCCAGAGCATCAATCTTTTTGTTGTGTTCTTCTGCAAACTTTATAAACATATCCTTGTCCTTTTCCCGGCTTAAAATGATCATTTTTTATCACTTCCTTTCTTTTAAATCTGATAGGTATTCCCATTTGATCACAATATCCAGTAAAACGTATAGCATAATTATCTTCTTTAAATAAAATAATAAAATCTTTGCAATAACAACTACTGGCAAAGTATTGTGCAAATTTAAATAAACCAGCTTGATTATTTGTTTCAGCCCATTTTGTAAAAGAACCTTCATCATTTTTAGATAATATATAAATAGTCATATTACCACCTTCTTATAAAATAGGGGACCGCGCGGATCCCCTAAGTGTATGTGTCGAAAAGCACGGTAATTCAATAACGACCGTATAATACTGTACTATAAATTACCCTTAATCATAGACCACCTTCTCTCTTACATGCTATTTATTAGTCGAAGTAGTCGTCAGCGTTGGCCTTCCTGATCTCAATGATCTGCAGCGCCAGCGGATAAATGGCGCCTTCCTTCAACCGCATAGACAGTTTCACAGTAGATCCGTAAGGCGGTAAGCCGTCGCCCATTTCGATCACTTCGTCATAGGAAAACTTCTTGTTACCTTCGCCCTGTTTAAATACCGGTATTTCGTACAGTGACTTCAAGTTGAAATAACAAGGACCATCCTGGATCTCCCGAAAAGGTTCCGGAATATACTTTTCCTTTGCTTCGGAAAAATATCTTTCCTTAATGTCCGCACGCGTTACAGCGTCCAACACAGTCAGGATTGAAATGAAATACTTTTCCGTCTTCTGATCAAATTTGTTGGTCCCAAAACGAAACACCTTCAGGATCCCTTCGCACACCAGCTTGTCTTCTTCCGGCTTGTAGATTACCTTGTATTCAACGCCGGCTTCCATTGAAGCTTTTACCTCACCCATAACTAAATCCTTTCCCACCGTTTACGCCCGGTGATAGCTGTATGTGGGGACTGTTCCCCTATTCGCCGGGGCCGGTGATGGGCCGGCCCTACTCGATCAGCGACGGCGCTTCCTTCTGGATCCGGGAAGATCGGCGCCAACACAAAGGCCAACGCCCAAACAACACAATGACATAATCAACATTTCCAAGTCAGTCCACATATTCTTCTCCCTTCCGGACCGTGAAAAGGTCCAAGACCATACTACACCATTACAAGGTCCTATTCTAGTGGAATTTTGCTGATGTTTCACGTGAAACATTGTGCAATATTACATATTGACAAGAATATTTTGGTAATTTTTGTGCAAATTGCACAATGAAGTGGAGAAAAGTAATAAAAATTTTGTGCAATCTGTCTTTTTGGGTAGTTATAGGTAGCTG